GAAGAAAGTGAATGAATTAGCTTATCGCCATGAATACCTGGGCGAAGAAGTCGGTACAGGTCTTGAGGTATTTAACAATGTTGAGCTGCGGATTATTACACAGGATGAAATCGCAGCGTTTGACCGCATCAGGCAGGGTCTTGACTTCGGCTATGCTGTAGATCCGCTTTGCTTTGAACGTATGCACTACGACAGAACACGCCGGAGACTTTACATCTTTACTGAGATTAGCGGACTTAATTTATTCAACCGGCAGTACTGGGAGAAGGCGCAGCAGTATAACGATGTTTGGACCATAGCAGATAGTGCCGAGCCGAAAAGTATAGCAGAATTGAGGTCATGGGGAATGAAAATCAAGGGAGCCAAGAAGGGTCCGGGTTCTGTTGAGTTCGGCATTAAGTTCCTGCAGGATCTGGAACAGATAATTATAGACCCGGAGCGGTGTCCGCTGGCCGCGAGGGAGTTCATAAACTATTCGCTTGAAACGGACCGTAACGGCATAGTAAAAAGTCAGTTTCCGGACAAGGACAACCACAGTATTGACGCGACACGTTATGCGCTGGAAGATGATATGAGCACAGGAGGATTGAAGATCCTGAAGTAAAGAAGGTGAGAGATTGTTGAATTTTCTTAAGAACTTAATCCGCAATGATATCAACATGCTGACTAAAGAAGAATTGATAAAGATATTCATAGATGAGTTCAACGTTTCCAAAGAGCGGAAACTGATGCTGGATGGTGAAAGGTACTATCGGGCAGAGAACGGCATCCTGAATCGGAAAATGCTCCGCTACGAAGATGGGCGATGGGTGGAGGACGAAACCAAGGCCAACAACCGTCTAGCCCACGGCTTTATGCGCAACCTTGTAGACGATAAGGTTAACTATCTGCTGCTTAAACCTCTCTCAATGCTTTGCGATGATGAAAAATACCTCACGGCAGTAAAGGATACCTTGGGCAAACGGTTTCAAAAACGACTTGCCCAGCTGGGATATGAGGCCAGCAATAAGGGAATTGCATGGCTGCACCCATACATCAACTCTGCCGGCGAATTTAAAACCATGCGCATACCGTCAGAGCAAGGTGTTCCTATTTGGGTAGATAACGACCACGAGGAACTTGAAGCGTTTATCCGGTATTACGATGTTGAAACCTACGAAGGCAAAGAAAAGCGGATAGTCACAAAAATTGAGTACCACACGGCAGACGGGGTTGAGTATTACGAAAAGACACCCAACGGGGAAGTGATACTGGATGCCGAAAAGTATCTGGACGTAGAAGGCGATGGGATACTGCTCCCTCACTTCACTGCAGACGGTGAACCTGGCACATGGGGCCGGGTACCTTTTATCCCCTACAAGAACAACGACATGGAGCTGCCCGACCTGCAGTTTGTGAAGACTCTAATTGACGACTATGACCGGACGCGTTCTGATATTTCCAACTTGCTGGAAGAAGTAAAAAGCGTAATATACGCACTTCGCGGTTATGGCGGGGAGAACCTGGGCGAGTTTATGAGAGACTTGGCGCACTATCGGGCGATCAAGCTTGCTGCTGATGAACACGCTGGCATTGACCTGCTGCAGGCTGATATAAACATTGAAGCGGCAGAGAAGCACTGGGAAGCACTCAAAAAGGATATATTTGACTTCGGCCAAGGCGTGGATGAGGATAAAGATAAGATAGGCAACGCTCCTTCCGGCATAGCTTTGCGGTTCTTGTATGCTGGTCTGGACATCAAATGTAACGCTCTGGAGGAATGGTTTAAGTGGGGCTTTGAGCGGCTATTATATTTTGTAAATAAATATCATGAAATGACCGGTCAGCCTGTATCGGACAAGGAAATCACCATCGTCTTTAACAGGGATATTGCAATTAACGAAACACAGGCAATAGAGGATTGTCAGAAGAGCAAGGGCGTAATTTCAGACCGGACAATTGTGGCAAATCATCCCTGGGTTGGAGCTAATATAGAAGAAGAGCTTAAGCAAATTGAAAAAGAGCGAAGGACAGACGAACCTCCTATGTTTGGGGAAGGTTCCGATGAAGGGTCCGGTGGTGAATAATGCCAAAATCATACTGGGAGAAAAGGCAGGAGTTAACTTATCTGGCCGGAGAAAAGAAAGTCAGCGACTATTATAGAGGGCTGCAGAAAGCATTTGAGCAATCTAGGAGGGAAATACGCAAAGTTATAAATGACTTCTACATGCGCTATGCCCGGGAGAACAAGGTATCTTTCACCGATGCCCAGAAGTTGCTTAGCCGAATGGAACTAGGTGAGTTGCAGGAATATATTGACCTGGTCAATGAGAGCATAGGGAAGTACAATCTGAAGCTTACTAACATGTCAATTAAGGCCAGAATTACCCGGTATCAGGCCTTAGAAAAGCAGATAGACGCCATCCTGCAAAGGCTGTATGCATTGGAATACGAATACAAGGGCAATGAATTGCTAAAGGAGGTTTATACCGATGCGTATTACAGGACCTGGTACAACATAGACCGGTATCACGGCTTTCATCAAGAGTTTGCCCGGGTGAACCCGCGGACGATTGATGAGCTAATCAGGTATCCCTTCAATGGTGCGAACTTCTCAAGCCGGATTTGGAAGCAAAAAGACCACATGCTGCAGGTATTAACTGAAGATATTACAACCATGCTGGTGCAGGGCAAAAATCCGCAGACATTGGTCAAAGATTTTGCAAAGAGATTTAACACAAAAGAATATGAGGCATACAGGTTGCTATATACAGAGAGCAGCTTTATTATTGAACAGGGGACGTTAGCAGCTTATAAAGAGGACGGGGTAGAGAAATATCAGATCCTGGCCACCCTGGACATGAAAACTTCGGATATATGCCGGGAGCAGGATGGAAATATATATGAAACAGATAAAGCCACAGTGGGGGTGAATTATCCGCCATTCCACCCGTTCTGCCGGACTACAACGGTACCGCACTATGAGGACGTTGAGGATGAAGGTACCAGGGTTGCAAGGGATCCAAAAACAGGCAAGAGTTATGAAGTGCCTGCGGATATGAATTATAAGGATTGGAAAAAGGCTTTTGTTGATGGTGGTTCAAAGGATGGATTGCAAGAAATTGGCAAAAATGATATAATTAATAATCTACTATTCCCCAAAGAAATTGCAGGTGTGAAGCGTGGTAAGATGATGACCAGGGATGAAGCGAATGGTGGAAAACCAAATCCGAATTTCAAAAAAGGTAATGGGTATCTGACAAATTGTCAAAGTTGTGTTGTGACTTATGAAGCAAGATTGAGGGGTTATGATGTACAGGCATTGCCAAATACAAAAGGTTCAATGCTTGATAAACTTTCAAGAAAGGTCAATATAGCATGGATTGACCCTGTAACTGGTAAACATCCTGATTGCATCTTTGATGACACCATAACTAATGCATCAAGGTTTGCTGAATTTCTTGAAAAGGTAATTGAACCTGATAAAAGATATACACTTGAATTTTTGTGGACAAATAGAGGTCGAACTGCTCATATTATTTCAGTTGATAGAACGGCAGATGGCATTCTGCGATTATATGACCCACAGAATGGGAAAACTTATATTAAGCAGGAAGTTTTAGAATATTTGAAGCAACTGAAATATTCAAAGATATTACCACCAAAAATATTAAGAATTGATGATAAGCAATTCAACTTGGATGTCGTGAATTATATTATGGAAGGTGTGAGAAAGTGAAACATGATAAGATAAAGGCGTATGCAAAGAAAATGGGTTATGATGATGCTTTGTATATTGGTAAGTGGAGAGGCTATGATGTTTATGAGCCAACATTTGAAGGCTCAGGGCCTCATTTTGTGGGACCTCCGCTTGTAATCCTAGTAAGGGGTCGAAGTATCAGAATGTCAACGGTTGAGGAATCGTACGAACAGATTAACAGTTAGGCGCACCTTCCACTGAAAAGGTTGATTAAGGTAAAGCCTTTTATTTTATCGCCTCTTTGGTATTTCGGGCGTTAACTGTAAAGACATCACCGGACGCGACCGGGAAAAAAGCGAAGATGAAAGGAGAATGAAGATGACAAAAGAACAACTGTTAGAAATGGGTTTGACCGAAGAACAGGTTGATAAGGTTTTAGCTGTTCAAAAAGAAGAACTTAAGGGGTATATTCCAAAGGCTCGCTTTGATGAGGTCAATAATGCCAAAAAAGACCTGGAAAATCAACTGAATGATCGGGACAAACAACTTAAAGACCTGCAGGGAAAAGTCAAAGGCAACGAAGAACTGGAGAAGACCATCAAGGAACTCCAGGAAGCCAACAAGGCCACAAAGGAGCAGTATGAAGATAAGATAAGAGATATGACAATCAATGCTGCAATACAATCAAAACTAACTGATGCAAAATATCCTGATTTGCTACTGACCAAGTTTGACCGATCAAAGTTATCCATAGCTGAAGATGGTACAGTGATGGGTATTGATGAGCAGCTAGCGGTGCTGAAAGAGCAGTATAAAGATCTGTTCAAGCCAGACCTTAGAGGCAGGGAGCCGAACAATATTGGCGGCAGTCCATCAGGGCAGAAGAACCCTTGGAGCAAAGAGCACTTTAACTTGACTGAGCAGGGGCGGATCCTGCGAGAAAACCCAGAGCTTGCAGCGCAATTGCAAGCAGCAGCAAAAAAATAAAGAATTATGAGGTGATAAGAAATGTCAGACGTAACAAAAACCATAATCAGTGACGTAATAGTCCCTGAGGTGTTTAATCCGTACGTAATTGAGCGCACGGCAGAACTGAGTGCATTTTATCAAAGTGGAATCATTGCAAGAAATGAGAATCTGGACGCACTAGCAAGGTCCGGTGGCAAACTTATCAATATGCCGTTCTGGGAGGACCTTGATGGCGATGACGAGGTGCTTTCCGATAGCACAGCATTGACCGTTGGCAAGATAGGGTCCGATAAGGACGTTGCTGCCCTGCTT